AGGAGAGACGAGCGCGTAGGGGGCCACAGGCAACGGGAGGTCTTCAGTACCCGTGAGATTGTCCTGTGACCCGTCTACAGCAACGTCAGCGCCAGTAGCATCACCAGCGGCGGCGGCGTTACCAGCGGGGGCGGCTGTTGCGCCGCCTTCCATCAGCCGTCGACGCGAACGGGATTCGGGCGGTTCATGTGCATACCCGAATTAACCGCCATCTCGAACTTCGGCATCGAGTCACCAGCAACGGTGCCGGTCACGAAGTCCGAAAGCACGCCGGGGGCCTCGATCCACGAAGCCGAGCCAACGTGGGCACGCTCGCGCATCGTCTGCTCCGGGTGCTTGTAGAACATCTCCGGGTTGTTGTGGTTCATGCGCGCCGGGGACGGAGCCGTATCGGCGTAAGCGCCCTGCCCGAAGTCATTCGGAACGTCGGTGTCAGTCGCAACGCCCTCTTCAAAGCGGAGCGGACCCTTGTTACCCGGAATACTCGGGGCCATCGTACGTTCAAAGACGTTACGCATGGCCTCGGGATACGGATTCTGCGGGGCGATGGTCGGATTCATGTCCATAAGGTAAAGACCTCCATATGAGTGCTTATGAAGCCATAGTAGCACTCGGCCATATGGCGATGTCCGTTTATTCGTCTTAGTCGAAAAACGGATTCTCGTACACTGTAACAGTCGGCATAACGTCCTGAACCGTCATTGCGCACGCAATCGCTAAAGAATCCGGGTAGTCGTCAAATGCTCCGCGCTCGTCCGGGGCGGCGGCAAGTAGGTACGGACCACGGTTGACCTTCTCCAATTCGCCCATCTGCTGGTTGAACTTGCGCCACCGCTTTGTGCGACGAGCCTTGCTGTGACCGGGGACGATCAACTGATCACGCTGGATCAACTGGGTAAGGTGAGTCCACCGTTCATTCTGTGCTTTCGCATCTGATGAAACGGAGATGACCTCGATTTGGGGGAGAAGAATCTGAAGGCGCTCTGCAACGGCACCTCCAACACCCTGCGCGTCCACCCCGATGCGGTATACGTCATAGTTACGTAGAAAATCGATGATCTCAAAGTACTGCGTCTCCCATTCGACATTGTTGATCTCGTGCCAGTTCAACACACGGTGCTCAAAGAACCCGAAGGGGTCTGGGTGATCCCAGTCGACCCACACGGGAGTAATCACAGTCGAGTCGTTGGTACGGGCAACGTCGATACCAACAACTATTGGAGTCTTCCACCACTCTGACACCAGTGGCATACTCGGGTCGTACAACCGGTCCAGCCGGTCCTCGGACACGAACATGCCCTTCTCCAACATCCACCGGTTGCAGTACGACATCTGGAACTCATCAGAGTCCTCACCGATGCGGAGTTTCTCCTTGGCGATGAAGTCTGAGTAGTTCTTGTTGTACTTAGCCGCCGTCTTCCAGTCATACTCGTGGTGGTGAATCTTGTGGGTGCGCCCGTTGATGTCACGCCGCTTGTTGTACTGGATGGCGTTATAGAAGTACGACTTGTAACGCTGGGCTGTGCCGCCCAACACGATGCTTCCGTTGTTCCACGCAAGCATGGGCTTGATCGACTTGGCGATCATCGTCTCGTCGGCTTCCTGAGCCTCGTCGATAAAGGCGAAGTGATACGTCTTGGACTCAATCTTGGCCTTGGGGTTACAGGTCTGCATACGGCAGAGAGAGCCGGACTTCTTCAGCGTGATGATCTTGCCCTTGCCTCGGCTACCGCCAGCAGTGGCCTTGTCGTCGATCTCTGGGTCGAGCAGGAAGTCCATGGCGTGATCGCTGGTCAACTTGCTGACCACGCGCCCGAACACGGTATCTGCCTGATCCTCGGTGGGGGCGAACACTCCGACCCAGAAGCCCTTCTCAAACTTACTGAGCCACGTGGGGTACACCTTGGCGAGGCGGGGCAGGATGACCATCAGTCCAGCGATGATGTTAGAGATCACCTCAGACTTACCGCTCTGACGAGTAGCGATAAGCGTCTTCTCTTCACCGTCTCCAAGAACGATGGATTCGACGATGCTCTGGGCGATAGGTAACTGGTAGGGGAAGAATTCTGTATCGCAGAAGGTCTGAATGAAGACTAGAAGTTTGGTGACGAGATCGTCGACGAACTCTTGAGTAGTTTCATCTAACTCATCTTCAAGTTCAGCGAGGGCGTCCTCGTATTCTTGAGCCGCCTCTTCAATGGGGTCCAGAGTCTCCATACGTATGAAACGCTATCACACCGATATGCGGTCTTCGATAACAGACCACAAGGCAACCATTGCGTCAACGCAGAGTGTCACATCTTCAGACGGGCCGTCGTGAAAACGCCAATTGTCAATCGCTTGGTGAAGCGCAATAGCAACGGACTCCATGTGGTCACCGGTCATGTGCGGCTCAAGGCTGCGAGCACGCTTCATGTAGGCGAGGTCGATCTTGCGAACAGCGTAATCATCCATTTTTGCCCCAATTTCTCAACTCAGCGGTAGCGACATCCATATCACGACCGTCTACCTGATCTAGCAGGCTCGACGCACGTCCAGTGAGAACGCCGACCTGAAAAGTGTACTTACCAGCACGAAACTGTAGACCCGTACCCCTCCACCACGGGGGCGCGGTCTGGCGCATGAACGCCCGAGTTATTACTCTCGTCCCACGCACGCCGTTGTTTCTGGTTATCCAGTACAGACGTACACTTTGAAGGTACTGGATGCGGTTCATAGTGCCCCTGAATAACAGATAGGCACCAATTGCACAGGCCGCAACAATTGCTAGCCACAACATATTGTGCTCCTTTAGTAGCGGTTGCCATCAAAGTACAGTTCCAACTCATCCTCGGTAGCCGGGTGATATGGAAAGTTGTTCAATACCGAGTTGACGTACTTACCAAGTGAGTCTGACTGTACGAACTGCATGTAGATAACGGCAGGAACTTGCTCGTACACGTAGGCAAGGCCGAGATTCCTACCGAGTTTGATGAACTTCACGCACAACTTCATCTCTTCATAGTCGTAGCGCACGGCGGCGATGCGTGACGATGCTACATATTCCCACTCGGTGATGCCCTCAACGCGACCCGAGGAAACAGCGCCGACCTCGATCTCCGCGAACTGTCGGCTGTAACTTTTAGCGAACTGTCCTCGCTTGTTTCGATAGCGACCTTGTGCGTCCTGAAAGACTTCCATCTATTCCTTATCCAAATGCCATTCGATGTGGTGATCGAGCCGTGTGTCGATCTTGTCGACCTTCTTATCTATCGACTGTAGCATCTTGGAGTTGCGGTCGTGGTCACGGTTGTTCTCTCTCCGCGTCTTCTCAATGAGGAGGGCCAGCAGACCACCGGGGGCTAGGACAGTAGCGAGGATGCCGAGCCAGTTCATCAGACGGTCTCCAGTGCGGTCGTGACGCCGTCCGATTCCATCGGGGTGATGTTGTCGTACGTCGACACCGTCAAGGTGCCGTAGACGACGACGGTCTCAGCCAGAGGCGTTGAGGTAAGTAGGGCAGAGCGGCTAATCGTGGCGACGAGGTCCCAATTGTAGGTTCCGTCTGCCAGCCACTCCGTGTTAGCGGGAGTCATGGACAGCAGGATGCCGCCCTCGGAAGTAATCGTCACGGGAATCTGATAGGCAGTGTTACCGATCTTGACGCTGGCGGCTGCTTCGACTGGAACCCGCTTACGCCGCGTGCGGCGATCCTTGACGATGATCAGGCGCTCCCAGACCTCGCCTCGGGTGACCGTGTAGTTCATCTCAGTCTTTTTCATTGGGCCTGCACTCCCCGCCGTCGCAACAACTATCCCGCTGCCCGCACTGTCGGCACTTGTAGTGCGCGTGTTCGGGGACCATCGGCCCTCCGCACCATTCACACTGTTCCATGCGGACCTCCTCAAGGCGGGTGTACTTATTATGGCTGATCGCAACCATCCCAAGTAGGAAATAGCGGCCCCCTTTACATTTTCTTGGGGGGGGGGTACTTGACAGGTCCAGTAAACTGGAAACTTGTAAAAGGTGATCAAGGGAGAAGGGGTTCCCAAAGGTCTGGAAACGAGGCGAGCGCTTGCGCGAGCCTCCGCCGAGCGAAGCGAGGCAATAAGACAGCCCGTGCTCCGCACGAGCGTCTGAGGGTAGGCTCCCTACGGTCGCCTACGGTTTCCAGAACAAGGAGAAAGAAGGTTTCATGATTGAGCACAGAAGTCACGGTACGTTCCTCCTTCAGGACGGGGATACTCCCCGGAGTGTGGCCGAGGTGGTCTACGGGGACGGGTCTCGCTACGCGATCTTGCTGAAGTACAACCCCGAGCAGTGGGTACCCGGTACTCGCATCGAGGTTCCCAACAAGGCCGGTAGGTCCACGACCGTCGAAGACGGTGAGCAGACCCGTGACCTGATCGCTCGCATGTTCAAGAACCAGCCGGTTCACCTTTATCTCAAGCGCTACTACCAGTGGAACGGTATGCGGGAGGCCACCGACCTCGTCGGGGAGACGGTGTTCATTCCTGAGCGGTAGTACCGCCAGTAGGAGTTGAACCCTCATCCGGTTGTTGATAAGACAACTGGGGACAACCGGTCCCCTTAGGATCTGGCGGCGTACCCGTGGTGGGGGTCGAACCCACACTTGAGGGATTTTAAGTCCCCTGCCTCTGCCGTTGGGCTACACGGGCCTCAGCAGATTCTACGAGGACTTCTCGGGCTTGTCCAATACGCCTAAGACTGTAACGTCGACAACCATCTTCTCTGGTATGTGTATGACGTGGTCACACAGTTCATCGGCATAACTCTGGGCGATGGATACGTGTTTGGGCTTCGTGGTTGCGGGTAGGAGTATCCCAACCGACGTAACTAGCAGGGGGTCCGGGTCGATGTCAGAGAGTTCGACCCACGTACCGGCAGAATCGGCATGAGCGTCGTGCCATCTGACCACGACTATCTCAGGGCTG